TTTCTTCACAGTCATCAGCGGCGGCTTATTAGGAGTTGTCTTAACTCCTCCAGCATCTCTTCCTCTCGAGACACCTGGGGCCGCGGCTGGTTTGGCCGCATCATGGCTGCAAACGCGGACAGTAGTCCCCCGGGAACCACCGGATCCTGGATTTCTCCAGTTATCTGGTTTATCAGCCGGTTGACTGTGTTGGCGATGTCCTCGCGGTGGATTTTTATCTCCCCGAGGCCCGCCGCGATTCTTAGTTGACTTAGATGCTCTGTCTTTCGGCAGAGATCGTTTGTTAACTTCCAAACCGCCCGCTCGATCTTCTCGTGCTGCGTTGATGTTGCTTTGTGTAGGTCTGTTTGTGATTGATTCATTGCTGGTTGAACTATGAATGCCCTCGGGGTATTCAAGATCTCCATCCACAGCTGCAACTATTTTGGTTTTCCGATCAACTTCCAACAACACTGGGATATCAATAAAGAATTCACAGTCTTGAAGAGTCTTAACCATAGTTGTCAGCTCGAGGGCTTCCAGACCACAGAGTTTAGCGACCTGCTGATCTATCAGGTCCTTGTCGTTTATGTCTTGAGGCCAAGCGAGCGTCATTTTGTAGTTTTCTTCACTGCTGAACCGAGTCCCTGCGTAAACAGTTTCCTCGGAATCACCGATAGTTGGTTTAATGCCTAAACGGCAATATTCGCCAATTAGGGGCGTTATAGCGTCAGTTACTAAATAACCCAAACATTTATTCACTCGAGCTTGTGCATCGGATACCTGTGAATTTGCTGACAGGTGTATCTTCGATAGTGTTCGCATAGGGTCTTGGAAAGACGTCGCCGTGGTTGCAGGATCACAAAAGTACCTACCCAAATAAGGATAAGGTCCCTCCATGTGCAATTCCGGTTTCAAATCTAAACCAAGATCTTCACAAACACTTAACAATGCATTAGTAAGGCCCGGCCGGTTCCGCATATATCCATCATCGCCACAAGCAAGTCCAATGTTTGCCATCGCATCCTTGCAATCCAACTTGAGTCGGCGCAAGGCGCAATACATAACATAGGCATTGATTATGGTGTTGGCATCAGTGGTTATAGGACTCCCACTGCGCGTTCCGTCGCCTGCGTCATATTTCAGCCCACATTCAGTAAAGGCTGTCCTTGTAAAAATCGCGCGATATAATTGGCCCATACGCATTCGCTCATGGGGCACAAAGTACCTCATATAGCATGCTTTAGCTACCGATTGTAAAAACTCCGAAATGGACCCATCGAATCGGCTAAAATCAGTCGTGACAACACCATCACTGGTGGTCAGTACCTGCAACCTATCTATGGTTTCAATTGGCGTTTTTCCAGGACCATACCATAATTGCTTCTTGAGCACAGATTCTTTGAAAGCATATGTGTATTCAGAAAGCAATGTGGTTACGTCTTGCGGCACCTGGGTTATCGTGCGTGGATCATTAGGCGTGGCGTATCCCTCGGCCTTAATAAAGGTCTTAAGACATCCAACGACACGTTCGGAAAAGTAGTGCTTTGAATTGTCATACCTAGCTCTTTGTAAAGCTTTGTCTTGTTTCGCTGCCACTTCATCAGT